CATCTGGTGCTGCGACTAACGTGCCGCCTTTGCGCCGTAGCGGTTCTTGAGATACTCCACGGCCGTCTGTTCGCCAGACGGAATGCTCGGCGACGTCGCGATGATCGCGTTCAGGTAGTCGCGGATCACCGTCTCGAGCACGTTGAGTGCGGCGAGCGTGTTCGTGCTGTCCGTCCCGCCGTGGACCGTGGGAGTCGATATCTGGGCGCGATGCCCCTCGTACACGCGGTGCATGTCGCAGCGAAGGACGAGCGTGGACGCCCAGTCGGTCGCCTTGCCGATGATGAACGTGTTTTTCGTGTCCCCTCGGGTGTGCCACGAGTGCGCGACGTCGGCGAGCATGTGATCGCTGAACTTGTCGTAGACGTGATTGAAGACGTCGCGTGCGCTGCGCGTCGAGTAGGCCGTGTCGAGCGTCGTCGCATTGACCGTGTCGGCCGCCGCATGCACCGACCCCGTCGTGAAGACGCGGTGCCGCCCGTACACGTCGTGCATGTCGCGCGCGGCCACCTCGAGCGCGGACAGCGTTGATGCCGTCGTGCCTGCTAACGACGCGAGCGAGGCCACGACGGTCGCATTGAGGGCCGCGGTGCGCCCGAGCTCGGTGAGCGGGTCGACGAACGAGGCGGAGACGATCGTCGTGTTCGCCACCTTGAGCCGGAGCGTCGCGCCGTCGCCGACGATCGTGCGGATCGGGATGTCGAGCAGCTCGGCCACGTAGACCGTCCCGGTCTGCGTCGCGACGAGCCGCCGACGCACACGCCCCGCCGGGTCGAAGGGGAAGCGCTGAACGCCGTTGATCTCGAGGTAGTCGTACGCGGTCACGCCGTAGGCGCCGGGCACGTCGAACGTCACGAGCGGCGTGGCGTCGCCGGCCCCGTCCACGAGTAGGCCCGTGTCGACCTCCGAGCCGGATGGCACCGAGGTGATCGAGAACTCCGCCGTGGTGCCGATCCCGCTCGTGAGCGTGAGCGTGACCTCCTCGTCCGGGAGCGGCGACGTGGGCGTGTACGTGATGGCCACTCAGTATTCCGTGTAGCCCGTGATCGTGCAGGACACCTTGCAGCTAATCGCGTGCGCGCCCGAGGTGAACCCGGCCCCAAGCTCTCCGATCACCGCGACGTAGTACCGATACAAGGTCAGATCGACGCTGTGCGATAGCCCCCCCGTCGTGATGTCGTGGTAGGCTTCGTACCCCGCGCTCGTCGTGCTCGGGTCCGACGTCGCCGCGGCAAGCCCGGTCTCTACTCCGCTCGAATCCACACGAAAGACGCGGATCGTCGGCTTCGTGATGTTCGCGAGGTCGGCCGCGTGTGCGCCGGCCACGCCCTTCCAGCGAACCGTCACGTTGTCCAACTGCTGACCGTGCGGTAGACGGTCGATCGAGATCCAGAGCGTCCCGCCGGCTGCTGTGTTCCGCCACGCGAGCGCGGGCGTGTTATCCAGCGACCAATTCCCCGAGATGCTCGTCGCATGCATCGACTGATGCCGCACGATGCCGGCCCGGCTCGCGAGTTGCAGGTTCGATGCGGCCCCCGACGTCGCATTGAGCCGAAGTCCCGCGCTGCCGATGCCGATGACGGTCCCCGGGGAGTAGTCGCCGCCGCCCGTCCCATCGACTGCACGCGAGATCGAGACGCCCGCGGCGTTGGTCTCGCTTGCCGTGATGGTCGAGCTTCCAGCCGTCTTCGTAGAGTACGGGTTCGTGAACGACATCTGACCTCAGAGCAGAGTTTCGCCGACCACGCCGACATCACAGATGAAGCCGCCGTCGTTCGTCCCGACCACGGCCGTCATGTAGGACGGCAGCATCCCGAAGAGCATCGCCTGTGTGCGGTTCTGGAGTTCCGTGTACGCTCGCCCCGACAGCCCCGCCCGCGTCATCTCGGCGCAGATCACCAGCCGGTTCGATGCGAACTCGTACCCGGGCGGCCCCGGGTAGATGCCGGGCCAGTAGTTGACCTGGCTCGCTGTCGGCACCGTGCGGATCTGGACGAAGTTCTGCCCGCCGATCGCGGCGCAGGCGTCCGTGATGTCGGTCATCGTGTTGCCCGCGAGTCCTCGCAGCTTCGCCGCGACCGCCTTGCGCCGCTCCTGCACGCGCGCCGTCGGCGCGGGGCGCAGGCGACACGCGCGCTCCCACGACTCGAGCGCTTCCATCATGCGCTCGGGGATCCCCTGGTTCGCCTGACGCCTCGCGAGGCTCCACACGATGCCGATGGCGCCGGCCATCGCGTACATCTCGCACCAGAGTTCCGTGCCCTCGGTCGTGCTGTAGACGTCGGCGAGCGCATCGAGGAGCGCGATGTGCTCCTCCTCGTACTCACGAGGTCGGCCACCGAAGCGGCGCGGGAACGAGTTGCGACCGAAGTGCGCCATCTACTTCGCGACGATGCGGATCGTCGTCGTGCCGCTGAGATCGGTCGCCACCGCAGCGAGGTCGACGATCGCGATCGAGATCGCGTTCGAGGACACGGTGCACTGCACATGGCCGAATGCGGTCGTGCTCATCACGCTGCCGCTCGCCCGCGAGAACGACACTGTCTCCGACGCCGCGAGGCCGTCGGTGAACGTCGCCGGGCACGTCGCGAGGTACAGCCCCGTCCCGCTCTTCGTCACCACCGGCTTCGCGCTCGCGCCCGAGCCGGCGTGGCTGAGCACGCTCACGTTTGCGGCCGACACGGTCAGCGGCGCCGCGCCCGAGTCGGTGATGAACGTGAAGTCCCACTTCTCGGACGTGCGCGTCATCTGCGCGCAGTCCTCGGCCTGGCGGTTGTAGTCGCTCGCGTCCTGTTCGGTCGTCGGGTCCTGCACGACGCCGTCGTTCTCGAAGGGGCCGCCGTAGTCGCCGATGTCTCGCGGGGTTGCCATGGGTCAGCTCGGCCAGAAGGAGAGGTAGGTCAGAGAGAAAATGGACGGCGGATCCGCAGTCGTCGCCGGCACCGTAGGACTCGTCTGCGACGTCGCCGTGCCCGTAAGCAGCCGGCCCGCGTAGGTGATGTTCAGGATCTCCTCGTGCTCGCGATCGAGGACGGAGAGGATCTTGCTCGTGAGGTCGCTCGGGTTCGATACGTCGGTCCCGGGGAAGCGCCGCCCCCGCGGCAAGATGTCGGTGTTAGTCGTCTTCTCCCCAGGCCCGAGGAGTTCGATCTGCTCGGCGAGGTCGTCCGCGTAGGTCGCCAGGCTGTAGGCCCCCGCCGATACGTAGGCGTTCGCTGGGCTCACCTTGAATCCCGTGGCCCCGTTGCTGTCCTGGACCTGAATCGTGTAGGCGCCGGAGACGCCGCCGACCACCGTCACCGTGTACTCATACATCTTCTTGGCGGTCGGATTCCAGATCCCGATCTGGTTGCCGACCACGGGCGCCGTCGTCGTTCGCACCGTCGCGGTCGGCGCCGAGTAGGACGTGACCTTCCCGTCGTTCGTGCCGGCGGCGAACGACCCCGACGGCCAGGGCGTTCCGTCGCGCCATCCGCCGCCCGCTCCGCCCGCGTTCTGCGGGAGCGGCAGGGAGAGGTACACGATGATGTCCATGGCCTGCGGCGCCACCGTGGTCACGTTCACGTCGATCGAGCCGCCCGGCACCTTGCCGCGCACGTAAGCCGCCACCTCGGCCACAGTCGCGCTCGACAGCGTCCGGTCGCCCCCCTCCGCGGTGATCGCGATGTCGAAGCTCCCGGCGCCACGCACCGCTGCGTACACGTATGCCTTGTCAACGGCGGCTGAGGCTTCCTCGGCCCACGCCTTCACCTGCGCGTCGTTGCCGCCCCCCTGCGGGAACGAGAGGCGGTCGAGGAGGCGCTGGCGTAGCGTCTCGTCGTCGTCCGCGTCGGCACCGCCATCGAGCTCCCCCGCGTCGACCACCGCGGTCTGCTTCAGGTTGCCGATCGAGGTCGAGTCCCACGTCATGATGACGTCGGCGTCCTGGTTCGACGCCTCGCCGCCTTCGACCGCCTGCACCTCGACCTTCGTGCCGGTCGTCGCGCCGACCGTGGCCGTGGTCGTGTCGTACTTCTGCCCGTCCGGCGACGTGCACCGAAACGCGGCCGGGATCGTCGCGGTCCCCGTGATGGTGACCGTAACGTAGCCCGCGGCCTTCGAGGCGTCGCGCTTCGTGACGCCGTAGACCCCGGCGAGGTCTTCGAGCGCTTGCCCGGTCGCGTTCAGCGGGTCGCGGTCGGTGTTCGCGGTCTCGCTGTTCGCGAGCGGGATCGATAGACGCGACGCCACGGCATCCGCCGTGATGTAGCGATCCGAGCCTGGCAGGATGTTCGCCGTGAGGCCCTGGCGCTGGTAGCTGTAGGCGACGCGACGGAGGATCCCATCTCGCAATTCGGCGGGCGTCGGGAAGGTGAGGTCGGCCATTCGCTACGGCTCCAGCGTTTGCTTCGTGTTCGTGCGGAGGTTCGTGTAGTCGACCACATAGGACAACGTGCCGGGAAGCGACGTGTTCACCGTGATGCGGTCGATGCGGATCGCGGGGTCGCGCCGCGGCGTCAGCGAGGCGAGCGCCTTGCGCACGCGCTGGCGCACCTCCTCCTCGCTTCGTGCCGTCACGAACTGAGGGCGCGGCCCGAACTCGCGGATGAGCAGTAGGAATGCGGTCTGCGCGATGTCGTCCATCGGCTCGAAGCCGCCCTCGTCGTTCAGCTCGTACCGCATGGTCCGCGGCACGATGCTGCGCGAACTTGAAAGCGATGAGGTCTCCTGGTCCGCAAGCGTCGCCGCCCGCGAGCCGAACGGGCCGAGCCCGAACGGGCCACTGCCGAGTCCGCCGCTCATGTCTTGATGATCACGTTCATGACGACGAACGGGTGCATGTTATTGTGCGCGGTCCCGCCGCCCGTGTTTGCGATCGTGATCCCGGTGCTCACGGTGTTCGTCGTCGCCGCGATGGTATGCGTAACGCCGCCGGCCATCGCGAGCGCGCCGCCCCCGTCGACCACGAAGTTCCCGGTCGAATTGTGATGATGGCCGGGGTCGGTGAGCGTGTGCGTGTGCGTCGGCATCTCGCCGGACGAGATCGTGTGCGTCTCGGCGCCGCTCGCCGCCGCGAGCGCACGCGACGACAGCGCGCCGTTGACGCCGTTAGGCAAGCTCGCGTTGTTGCCGCCGAGCGGGGACCTCGCACGGAAGTCGGGGAGGTTGAACGTGGTCGACCCGTCGCCCACCCCGTACGTCGTCGACAGCACCGCGAACAGGTTGGCGTAGGTCGACCGGGAGACCGCCGACCCATCGCAGATCAGCCACCCCGTCGGGGCCGAGTTCGTGAACCAGAGGGCGCCTGCGCCCGTCGGCGCGCCGCCTTCGATCGACGGGGCGACGATGTTCGCGATGTTGGCCCAGGTCTGCTTGATGCCTACGCCCTCCTCCCCCGGCGGCGCCGACACGGCGGGCGACAGCGCGGCGTGCACGGAGACCGCCGAATCGTAGATCGTGCCTGCCGTGCCGCTCTTCGTGACGGTCCCGTCCGCGGCGATCGAAACGCTACCTGTAGGCATCGGTCAGTCCAGCGGGCAGTAGAGGGTTGGCAGCGGCGGCGGGAACTTGATCGACGGGAGCGAGAAGCCTGGGATCGGGAGCGCGAACGAGAACGTCGGCAGCTTCAGCGGGAAGCCGATGTCGGGTAGGCCCGGCAGACTCGGAAGCGTGAGGCTCGGGAGACTGAAGCCAGGGATGGGCAGTGCGAACGAGAACGTCGGCAGCTTCAGTGAGAAGCCGATGTCGGGTAGGCCCGGTAGGCTCGGGAGCGTGAAGCTCGGCAGCGAGAAGCCGGGGATCGGTAGCGAGAACGAGAAGCTCGGGATCTTGCAGGCAGAGGCCACGGCTTACGGCGCGATCGTGACGCTGGTGGACGGAACGCCCGCGAGGCCGCTCGGCCCGATGAGTGCGGACGACACCCCGGGCGGCGGCGGCGCTCCTGCGAGCAGCCCGAGCGTAACCGTCGCCGCGTTGGCGGAGAACTTCTGCCCGCCGATCTGCACGCCGTTCGCGTCGATGATGATCGACCCGCCCCCGTTCACCGCGAGCGTGATCTCGCCCTTCTTGAACAGTGCGAAGACGTCGCTACACCGCACCTGCACTTCGCCCGCGGCCCCGTCGAGGTGGACCATCATGGCGTTGCCGTCGTCGGTGTCGTTGGTCGTGTAGAGCGTGAGCGCGTTCGTCGCTCGCTTCAGGAAGAACCGCGCCTCGCAGTCGCTCACGATCGCGCGGTCGCCCGGTTGCAGCGAGCCGACCTTCGCGGCGTAGCGGGCATCGCGCATGCCGAGGATGCGCTTGCTCTGCCCGTCGTAGATGAACAGGGCTCGCGCGGCCTCGCCGCCGACGGGGTCGAGCGGACGCGCGACGAATCCGTCCGCGCCCCACGTCGCCGTGAAGGCGCCGAAGCCGTCCCCGGTCACCACGTCGCCCAGGTTGACGCGCACCTCGCCCTCCGCGGTCACCTCGGAGAGCAGCACGTCGGCGATGGCGGTGGCGTGATCCGCGAACCTCATCAGCTACCCATCACCGAGTCGGACAGGCTGGCCCACTGGATCGCACCATCCGACAGTCGGCGCACGTAGAGGTGGACGTTGCGTGTGGCCTGCGCGCCCTGGTTCGGCGTCAGCGCCGTCGTCGGCGCCGCGAGGCCGAGTTTCGACGTCGCCACGCTGGTCAACGCTAGCGTCCACGTGCCGCTCTTGCCGGATACCTCGGTCAGCGTGAAGTACTGGCTCGCCGTGTCGTCGGTGCGCTGCGACAAGTAGATGTCGTACGCCACCGCGCCGACGGCCTGGCCGTCCACCGAGACGGTGAACGGGAACGCAACGGCCGAGGTGCCGAAGGACAGGATCCCAGAGAAGCCGCCGGTGAAGCCGCCGGACCGCATCTTCGTGGCGTACGGCCACGGCTCGTACCCGTCCGGGTCCACCGGTGTCGCCGTCGTCGCGAAGAGCGCGCGGAAGGTCGTGTAGCTGGGAAGCACACTCACGTCGCGATGTCTCCGAGCACGAGCGAGTAGAGCGGGATGAACTTCAGCGCGGTCCGTTGGCCCGAGGTCGCGTCCTGCTGTCTCGTGACCTCGAGTAGGAACATGCGCTCGTCGAGCCCGTACGCCTCGACGACGACGCGAGCAATCGTGCCAACGGTCCAGACGCGCCCGGTCTGCGACACGAAGCCGTCGACCGTGCCGGTGACACAGAAGCCGGTCTCACAGCCGAGCGACAGGCCAAGTTTGGCCGTACTGCCGCACCGCTTCAGCGAAGCCGAGTTCTTGTCCTTGATGATCTTCGGCTTGTACGGGCTCGACCGCGACTGGTACGCCGGCCTCGCCACCTCCACCTTCGTCGTCGTGCTGTCCCCGCGCGCGAGCGCCCGGCGTTCGGCCAGCGTGGACTGCGTCTCCGTCACGACCGACGACGCGACGCCGACGATCGGCACGCTTGGCTCGACGGTCACGCGAGGTGCCCCGGTTCGCCGCGTCCCGTCGTCGTCGGTTGCCACGCCGATCACGGTGCATTCGCTGTACTGGCTACGGTTACCCGAGTGCACCACCACGGCCGGTTCGGCCAGGAAGTAGTCGGCCACGGGGCCCGTGTCGAACGTCTGCGCCGCCGTGTACGACGTCTCCTGCTCGTAGTCTGGTGCCTCAAGTAGGAGCGTCGTCCCGTCGTTCGCCACCCGGAGCTGCACGCCGTAGCGGGAGAAGATCCGGTGCGCGAACTGGTAGGCGGTCTCGCCGTCCTGCGCCTGCATCTCCTTGGCCGTCAGGTCCTTCAGGTTCGGCGTGGCGACGCCGTTGCCGATCGGCTTGCCGGTGCGCGCGGCCACGTTCGCGAGCGCGTCTGCGGCGACGGCCTCGAAGCCAAACGGCGCCATGACGGCGAGCACGACCTCCGAGACGCTCACGTTGTTCGCGCCGCCGTAGGACACCCGCGGATCCACGCTCGCCTCGTAGGCCACGCACAGTGGCGTCTGACACGAGAGCGAGAACGAGACGCCGTTGATGCCGATCGCCATCACGCTCTCCTGCACCACGAACTTGCCCTGCAACGTGCCGTTGATGCGCAGGGTAACGGCCTCGCCCTTCACGAGGCGCTGACGGTAGGAGTCGAGTTCCTTCCGTGGCGGCCCCACCGAGAACGACAAGTCCCCGAGCGGGTCGATGAACGAGTCGCGCAGCGCGAGCGAGTCCCACGCGTCGATCACGAATCCGTCTGAATCCCACGCCAGCTCGACGAGGGCGCGGTTCCGTTCGGTCACTTGTCGGTGTAGTAGGTGAGCGTGGTCCCCTTCGGGACCAGCGGCGAGCGCAACGCGAAGAGGTTGAGCCCTTGGATCTCTTGCAGCGTGTTCCCCGTGCTCGTCGCGAAGGCGTCAAGCGTGGTTTCTGCCGTCGTCGTCGTCTTCGCCGTCGTGCGCGCCGCTCGAGCGATCTTGTCTGCGGTCGCCCGTAGCGCGTTGAAGGTCTGGAGCAGCGCATCCGCCGCCGGCCACGTCGAAGGGTCGTTCAGCGCCTCGACCGCGTCGAACATGAAGTTCACGGCGCCGAGCGCCCGGTTCAGAAGCCCGTTGACGCTGAGCGACAGCGAGAACAGCGCGCCCTCGATCTGGTTCACCATGTCGAAGAGCGACGTCGCCCCTTGCCCGTCCGGGTACGAGATGCCGAACTTCGCGCACTGCTGATCGGCGTTCTTCGCCGCGGACCCGAGGTCCACCGACGCCGTCTCGAACTGCGGCTGCTCGGTGAGATCCTCGATCGACTCCTCCCACGTGACGGTGACGCGCGCGCCCGACCGGTACTGGGCCGTCAGGTCGAGGCTGAATGCCATCACCCGAGCCTGAAACGTCCCGAGGTCCGGGTGCTGGAGCTCGCCGATCGATCCGTCCTCGATCGCGAGTTTCCAGTCGTTCCAGTAGTCGGGATACCACGGCTTGCCGTTCGGGTAGTCGCTGCTGCCCGCCGTGCGCCCGATGCCGTTGTTGAAGTGCAGAACGACGGTCGTGACGTACGGCTGGCGGCCCGTGTTGTCGTGACTCGCCGCGTCCTTGTACGGGTAGCGGCGCCGCGCCTGGTCGTGCCCGCCTTGGTACGACGCGGTCTCGCACGGGGCCGTGAGCCCTCGCCATCGCAACGGGGGGAGCGCCGCGATGATGTTCATGGGGTCGGCCACGGTTCAGCTCCCCCCAGGATTCAGTGTCGACGCGCGGTTGTTGACGCTCAGTCGCTCCATCGCGCTCGCCGCCTGCGTGACCTTCTGCACGAGGTCGGCCATCGCGCCCGAGAGTTCCTCGGACGCCACGACGACGCCCTCGGCGTTCACACCCTCGGCGCCGCTCGGCGCGCCGCTGTTCACCATCCGCCCCGCAATCACCTGGTCGGCATACCGCCCGATGACATCCTGTCCCTCTTGGCTGTAACTCGACCAGAACACGCCTTGCGCGTCGGCGATCGCGGCGCTCGGATTCGCAAGGATGCGGTCGTAGAGCCCCCCATACGCCATGATCTGCTCTTTTGGCGTGTAGACCTTCAGACCTTCCGCCTCGGCCATGCGCTTGGCGAACTCTTCCTTACTGCCGATGTCCTTGACGTCTCCTGCCTTCTCGAACACCGCCTTCGCTCCGCCCACCTCGAACGCAGCCAGCTTCTCCCGGTAGCGTTTTCGCTGTTCGATCTGCGCCCTCGACATCTGCATCGGGTCGATCGTCGCCTCGAACAGATCGGACTCGCGCTTGACCTGGGCGTACTCCTCCTGCCGCGTCGGCTTGTCGATGAATCCGAGGTCTTGGAGGGACTCCACCATCATCACGAGCCCACGGGCGAACAGCCCCAGCCCCTCGATCGCGGGTCGCAACGCGCCAGTCAGCTTCGGGAGTTCGCCCACGAGCGGGATGAGTGCGGGGACGATCTGGTCGGCTGCCTGCGCCGTGACCTTCTCCCAGGCCGCCGTGAGTTGAGCGGTTGCGTCTTGCTGCGCGCGTGCCGCGTCGCGCTGGACGTCGGAGTACGTGCCGGCCGCGTTGATGGCCTTCTCGAGCTCGGCGCGCAGGACCGCCATCCCCGCCGCGGTCTTCTCGGCCGCAGTGCCGCTCGTCTCCTGATAGGTCGTGTTGTACTTCGAGACCAACGGGTTGATCGCGCGGATCCCTTGCTCCCCGAAGACCGACGTCAGCCCGGCCTGCTTCTTGGCGATGTCGCCGCCGCCGACCTTCGCGATCGTCTCGACGATCAGGTCTTCGATGGGCCTCGCCTTGCCGTCCCGGAACACGTCGACCTTGTACTTGCTCGCGAGCACCCCGCTCTTTGCCTTGAACTGCGTGAGCAAGTTCTCGACCGCGGTGGCCGCTTGCTCCGCCGATCCGGTGCCCGTGCGCGCGATCTGCGTGATGCCCCCGAGCGTCTTGACGCCCTGCACGGTCTTCGGGATGCCGAATGACGCGCCCGACGCCGCGAGCCGCTGGAATTGGGCCGCAGCGTCCCTGAGCTCGAACGCCCCCTCCTTGCCCTGAAACGTGAGGGACGCGAGGACATCCTTCATGTCCTCGAGCCCCTTGATGTCGAACTGCTGCGAGATCGACGCCGCGGCCTCTGCGACGTCGCCGATGTTCGCCCCGGTCGCGCTGGCCACCGTCGCGAACACGCCTTGCCCTCGGCGAGCCGTGTCGATGTCGCCTGTCAACGTGATGAAGCGCTGGACGGCGTCCGCCACGTCCGCCGCGCCGATCCCTGGCGTCGCCTGGGCCGTCGCCTCGAACTCGCGGCGCAGAGCCGTCGGGTCGACGAAGTCCTGGCCTCGCTTGCGCGCGTTGATCGAGATGCGGTTCGCCATCTCCTGCGTGCGCAGAGCGTCGCGCGCCGCCCCCGTCGCGAGTCCAATGGCAAGCGTACTGCCTGTGAGTACGGCGCCTCCGCCGATGTCGAACGTACTCTTGCCAAGTCGGGTCAGGGTCTCCGCACGCTCGCGTCGCGCCCGCTCGGTCGACTGTTGGTGCAGGCGCGCTTGCTGCTGGACAAGGCGAACTCGTTCGCGCTCCGCTCGAGCGGCAATGCGCTGCTTCTCGCGCTCGACGCGGTCCGCCTCGCGGATCTGCACGTCCGCCGACCGCTTGGCCTCGCGCGCTTCGGCGTCCGCCTTCTTCTTCGCTGCGCGGACCTGGTCTCGTTCGACTCGCTCGGCCAGTCGTTCCGTCGGCGTGGCTCCACGACCCGCCATCGCACGACCCGAGCGCGCCGCCGCGCGCTCCGTCCGTCCGTACGCCCCCTCCACGGCCTTCCCGTAGTCGAGCGCCGCCTTGTGGATCGAGCGGAAGGCTCCAGCGACCGTGTCCTGGCCCGACGCGATGAACCGATAGACGACGTCTGCCACCTACCGCCTCCCGATGCGCCGCTCAGCCGCTGCGAACTCGCGGGCGATCCGCCGCTGGATCTTCTCCGCGATTTGTGGGAAGCGCGAGTAGCCGCGCGCGATCACGAAGGACGCATACGGCTCGCCCATCTCCAGGTCGATCACAAGTTCGTTGGCGACCTCCGAGACGATCCCGGCCTTCGTGCTTTGCTCGAGGTGGCCGGTCTGGTTCTGGTAGGTGTGCGTCTGGCGCTCCTCGCGCGCTGCGTCCTTCAGCGCGTTCTCCATGAGCCGCGGCGCGAGGCCCATCTCGTCGACCCCCTCACGCGTGAGCCGCTCGAGGTCGCGCAGATCGACGGCGACACGCATCACGAGGGCTCGGGCTCCGACTCCGTCGCGAGTGCCTTCTCCTGCCGCATGGTCTCAATCAGGAGCGACAGGTCGACCACGAGGCGCGCCAGGAAGCCGTGCGAGTAGAGCGCCATGGGCTCCTCCGGGAACGCCGCACTCGCCCCGTCCACGCACCGGCGGACGATGGTCTCCCGCGTGGCTTCGTCGAGGGGCACGAACCCTGCGAAGTCCCGTTCGCGAACGAGGTTCACGACGGCGACGAGTGCGCCAATCGCGTCCGCTTCGAGCTCCTCCATGAGGACCTCGCCCGTGGGCCAGAGCGGGAGGTCCTTGTCCGCGCGCCGAAAGCACGTCGCCACGATGCACGCGCTCTTCGCGTCGCGCAGGAGGTCCTCGTCCTGCGCGGCGTTCGGCGTACGGGCGACCTTCTTGGCGACGTAGTCGTGAGCCGCCGCGAGCGCGAAGTCCTGCTCGGCCTTCGTCGGTCGGCGCACGCGCACCTTCGCCGGCTCCTTGTCGTTCAGGATCTCCGCGATGTCGAACTCGTGGCCGCGACGGTCACGAGCCTTGAGACGTTCGCGGATCGCGTCGATGTCTTCGGGGGTCGGCTTGGTCGGGTTCACTTGATGTCGGCGCGTGCGGCCCGGAAGGCCATCCACTGACCATCGGTCATCGCATTCAGGGGGAGGTCGAAGTAGCGCTCGGGCCGTGGCAGCCACACCGCGCGGCTGCCGATCGCGACGTCGTGACACGAGCGGATCGCGGCGTACGCGACGATGTTGCTCGGGTCCTGGGCGCCGCGCCGCAGCACGTCCTCCCATGGCGCCGATCGCCCGTAGATCGGCGAGACCACGGCGAGCCCCGCGGCGACCGCTTGCGCGAGCGCCGCGACGGTCTCCGGGTAGAGCGCTCGCACGTCGTCTGCGGCCTCGAACAGCGGCGCATCGCCGACCCGTACCGCGAGAGCGATCAGGCCGGCGATGCGCCGGCTCACTCGCACCAGCTCGATCGGATCGCTGGCTTCGGCGAAGACCTCCTCCACCTCGTCGCTGCGCAGGCCGACCACGCGCAGAGGAGCGTCGATGCCGACGACCGGCCCGATCGAGATCGACGGGCGAGGCGTCTTGAGCAGCCAGCGGAAGAGGCGAGCCGGCGCGACGTCGCCAGGCGGAACGCCTGGGATCACTCGATCGGCTTGGCCTCGACGTGCACGCGGAACGCGAGCTTCGTCGAGTCGGTGGCGCTGAAGGTGATGCTCGGGGGCAGCACCATCCCGTCGGCTTCCATGAAGATCCCGCTCCCGCCGAACTGGAGTTTCATCGTGATGAACTCGTTCTTCAGGAACTTGCCAACGGCGTCGAACTCGAAGCCGGCCGACGCCACGAACGAGTCGACGCTGATCATCGCGCTGCGAGGGGCCGGCGTGAAACCAGCCAACTCCTTGACCAGCGTGGCGACCGGGATCGGGTCGCCCTGGTACTCGATGCTCCCACCGCTCGATTCGCCGAGGAGCGCGCCGTTTGCGAAGAAGAACCCGCGGTCGTAGATCGCCAAGGACATGCGTCAGCCCTCAGTAGCTCGGGCTCGTCTCGTTCAGACGGAACTCGCCCTTGTTATAGTGCTCCACGGCAAAGAAGTTCGCCGAGAACGCGAGGCCGCCCGTGCGGTACGTCACGACGACCGAGTCCTTCATCTCCTGCTTCTTACTCGGGTTCAGGATCGGCGCGTCGTACTGGCCGAGCGGGGTCTCCGCCGTGAGGTCGTCGATGAGCTTGAACGCCATCGACTTGAGCGTGCTCGGGTACATGTGGCGCGGCTTCGGCTTCTCCCCGGCCGCCGGATCGGTTGCCACGAACGGGTTGGCGAGACGGAGTACGTTGTGCCGCGCGAAGATGAGATCCCAAACGAAGTCCATCACGCTCGGGATGTGCCCCTCGCTCGCACGGTAGTCCTTCACACCCGCCGAGGCCTCGGTGTACGAGGTCACGCACCGGTTCATGTACGCGTTGCCCTTCTCGTCGAAGCAGATCGGCGTGATGCCGTTCGCCAGGTCGGCCTCGATCTCCGTCGCCGTCGGCCGGTCGCTCTTCGAGTACGGGTCGGGGATGCTGAAGATCCGGTTGATGGTCGCGTTCTGACGATACAGCGTGAGCGACGCGCCCGGGTGCTTCCGCTCCTCGAGCCCTTGGACCGCCGCGCAGTAGGCCGCGAGAAGCGCCGGATACCAGTCATTGTTCTCGGCGTGAAAGATCTTCAGCCGTGGGTTGTTCGCATCCGAGTCCGTCGCCACGGTCGTCGCCTGCGCTTGCGTGCCGACGAAGCCGAAGAAGATCTGCTGACCTTTGCCGGCCGCGGGGAGCGCTTGCTGGGTCACCATCAGCGTCGCCTCGCCCACGCCGTCGTCGGTCGAGGTCGGCGCACTCGTCGAGTACTTCGGGCTGATGATGTAGTAGTACCGCCCGGCCGCGATGGCGGCGTATGCCGTCGTGTGATCGTCGTCCGTCGTGCCGCTCGAGACCGCGGACACCGTTGCGGTGGTCGTCGCGCTCTTCCGATAGGTGACGCGAAGCCCCTGGAGCACGTAGTCGGACCGCGGCCCCTTGTTCGCCACGGTGACCGTCACGATGTGTTCGTTCGGGTTCGCGCCGACGGCTGCGGTCACCGGCCACGACGAGTTGGACGCCGCGTTGATCGCGGCGGCGCACGCCGCGGCCTGCGTGATCGCGGTGTCGCCCGAGAGCGCCGTGAAGCTCGTGGACTCACCGATGAGCTCGACGTCCACGGTCACGGTTGCCGTGGCGGCGCCGGCCGCGAACGTGATGGTCTTCGACGCCGCGGTCCCGCCGCTCTCCGTCGGGCAGATCCCGTAGACCTTGCCGGTCGGATCGACCGCCCGGACCTTCTTCCACATCTGATACCACTCGGAGCGCCGGCCGCCCTTGCGCACCGCGGCGTCGTCGTCCTCCACGGGCCCGAAAACCGTGTTGACGGTGGCGTCGCCCGCCGACGTCCTGTTGCCGATGATCATGTATGACCGATCGGTCTGCGAGCCGGCGGCCTGGCCCTGCGCGAAGAAGATCTCGCGATAGTCGCCCGCGGTACGCGCCGCGGGGTCGATCCCGGTGAGAGCCATGCTACTCGACCTCCTGCTCGGTCACGGCCTTGACCGCGAACGCCTGAGTCATCGTCTCGGCGACACAGGTGCCGAGGAGGCGGATGTCGCCGTTCGCCGCGGCGGCCTGGAAGTGCCCCGGCGGGTCGTCCGGCACGACCTGCTCCACCGGTTCGTACTGCTCGTGCTTCTTGCGCGTCTCGACGACGTCCTCGGGCCGCGGCATGTGCCGCATGCCGACGTAGCGGGCCGGGCTCGCGTAGAGCGCGCGCGGGTCCGGCATGAGCCGGCCGGGCACGCCCATGACCTTGTGGAACCGAGGCATGGATCTCCCCATCCGCGCTCCGCATCGAGCGCGCGTTGTGCGTTGTGATGTCTAGGGTGCGAGCGCTTAGCCGCGCGCGAAGTCCGTGGCGCCGATGACCGCGCCGTTGTTCGTGTTCAGGAAGCCAGTCGACCCGAGCGTGGCGTACGACTTCGACGTCCCGCCGATGAGCGTGTCGTTCGTCGCCCCGGTGATCGCGAGGGGCTTCGAGGAGTTGAACGACACGCGGCCGGTTGCGTCGACCCACACGCCCGCGTTGGTCCCGGTGGTCGTCGTGGTTCCGAAGAGTCGGCCCACCACCTTGAGATGGCCGCCTGACAGCACCTCGACCCCGTTCGCGTTGGCCGCCACCGCGGGGTCGTACACAGCGGCCCACGTGCCCGAGGAGACCGAAATGGTCCCGCGCGACACGAGCGCACTGCCCTGCACGAGGGTCGCGTTCAAGTTCAACTCCGCGCTCCTGCGCGATGCCGGCGGGGACGACGCCGAGAACAGCAGCCCGCTGTAGTCCTGAGCATAGGCCCCATTGTGGGCTCGGTATCCGTCCGTGAATTTGCAGTTCAGCGAGGCCATGTTCCGCGTCCCGAAGAAGTCGGCCCCGTTCACCGCGCACGAGATCAGCGTGTAGTTGCCGTCGTTAAACTCGACGCTGTGCGTCCCGGCCGAGCCGAGTTCGCAGTCCTGGATCAGGATGTAGCTTGCATGGCCGACCTTCGCGTTGAAGGTCACGTTCGCGTTCCCGATCCGGGTGAGCGTGTGCGTCGTGTACGCGAGCGAGGTCGACAGCGACGCCGAGGTGAACGTCGCCGGGTTCATCGGGTCCGACACCCGTGCGGTCTTGCTCCCGAGATCCTTCGCGATCCACATGTGCGCGTAGGACCCAGCGCCGAGCGCGACGCGCACAAGGCAATTCAGGTTCGAGCCGAGCGACGACGTCCACGACGTCGCGATTGCGCTGTCGGTGATGGTCGAGATCGTCCCGGACGCCTCGACGACATTCTGCACCGCCGTCAGCGTGCCCGAGAGCAGCGACGACGACCGCGAGCCGAGGAGCGTCAGCGCTACGGTGTCGCCCAGCATCACGTCGAAGTCGACCGCCTCCGAGAGCGTGCCGACCGCAGTCACGGTGATGGTCGAGGCCAGCAAGGTGCGCCCGCGGACCCGGCGCGTGAACTCGGCCATCGTGCGCAGCGGCGTCGCCACGGCGCCGTCGTTCGCGTCGCTTCCGCTCGACGGGTCGATGTACCACGCCGCCTGTGTCGCGACGTCGCCGCCTGCGACCGCTCCGCCACCGAACGCCACGCGGAACCAGTTGGTCCCGTTGAACTGGCAGTGGACCCAGCCGGGGCCTTGCGTCGCCGCGAGCGTGCCCGCGCCCGTCCCCCCGTTGACGACGCTCAGGACGTACGAGCTCCGGTCTTCGGACACGATCCAGATGTCGTCGCCGGCCACCGCGTTCGTCGTGCCGAGCGTGACCGTGCGGCTCGCCGTGAGCGTCGAGACCGGCAGAAGCCGCACCTTCTTGCCGCTCACGTAGACCGTGGTCGTGGCGTCGCCGAGGTCGGAGCCTCGGTCGTACAGCCGAACGCGCTTGAACCGCCCGGTGTAGCCGCCGGTGTGGGTCAGGACGTTGACCGAGTCGGCCGTCGTCGTGTCGTCAGGGACCCACTGGAAGAGGTGCGGCCGGTCGAGCGGGACCGCGTAGCGGGCGAGCTTCTCGCCTCGGTCCGCTTCGATGGTCGCGACCGTCGAGTAGATCGTGATCGCGCGTCGGGGGTCAGCCATCAGGGGTCACCGTCGAAGCCTGGGAGGTAGCGCTCGAGGATCTCGTAGACGTCGGTCGGGTCGCCCGTCTCGTTGGTCGAGATCGTCACGTCGGCGTCGCGGAAGACGTCGTCGGGGTCGTCCGGCAGGTCTGCGCCCACGCGCTCCATCACGGCCACGCGCGCGAGGAGCGACGGGTAGAAGCGGATGACGTGTCCCCCGCCCTCCCCGCCCGGACGAGGGTTGGAGTACGGGACCGGCGACATCATGCCCTCGGTCCCCCCGAGGTACTCGAAGGCGAGGTGCGACTCGGGCGCCAGCGACGCCACGAGTGGCGTCCCCGCAGGCGAGCTGTTGTACCCGTAGGACGGGTGTCGGCCGCGAGCGCAAGCCTTGAAGAGTGCGGCGTCGACCGCCGACATGAGGCCGGCGCGAGCAGTGACCCCGTCGGGGGCGATCAACTCCTCGAAGATGTACTGGACGTGAATCTCTCGATCGCGTCGGTCGTACACCAGCGTGTCGGCGACGCGGCGAGATGGGCCGTTCCACCAGACGTACAGCGCCGGCACGCTGCTGCGGACCCAGTACTCCCCGGGCGAGTAGGGGAAGCGGTTGGCCGTCGGCACGGCGTCCGAGCTCGTCGGGGTCAAGACGGCCAGCTTCGCGTCGAGCGTGTTCTTGATCCAGAAGGCGAAGTAGTCGAGGAGGCCGAGGACGACCGAGTCGGTGAGGTGCGACAGCGACGCGCCGGCTGCGACCGGTAGCGACGTCGCGCCGAGAACCGAGGACGTGCCCACGTGACTAGAAGGGCCGCTTGCGCTCGAGGGCCTCGAGCGTGAGGTAGTAGGAGAACGCCTTGCCCGTGTCGAACGCGGTCAGCGCGTAGTTCTTCGTCCCGAACGGGCCGACGACGACGTAGTAGAACTCCTCCCCCGCCGCGAGCGAGGTCGGGTTCAACTGCGACGGCGAGTAGCCGCCGACCGCGTTCTGCGGCGTGACCGGCCCGACGCGGAGCACGTCGTCGCCAGAGACCTCACGCACCTTCGGGCGCGGGCGGATCTCGACGTCCGTCGTCGTCGCCGTGCCGAGCTTGACGCTTCCTCCGCTCCACGAGACCAGCCGCCGCGTCACCGTTGCGGTGTAGACGTCGAACCGACCGCCCTCGGCCGGTGGCCCCGGCAAGCGCCGGAGTCTGTTCACCGTCTTCAGGAGGTTCGTGCGGAACGTCATCAGTAGAGCGCGATCGACTGCGACGTGCCTTGCCGCACACGCCAGAGGTTCGGGACGCCGAGCGCCGCGGCGAGCCGGTCACGCGCCATCTCGAGTTGCTTTTCCAGGATCACCGTTTGGCTGCTCAGCGCATCGCCGAAGAAGTGGATCTCGTCCACCTGCTTGATGCCAGCCGTACTCGACGCGTCGTCGATCGCAGCGTGGATGAGGCGCAGCCGCTTCAGGATCTCGCGGACGATGGTCTCGCCGCCCTCGACCGTGATCGGGTAGGTCCCCGAATGCGCGAGCGTCAGCAGCACCGTCAAGGTGCTCCCCGAGAGGCTCTGCGCGGTGACGACCTCCTGCCGGTCGTCCACGTCCACGACCACGCGCGCGCCCGCAGAGAAGCCCGTGGCGCTCGCGAGGGTGAGTGCGACCGGGGTCGCACTCGACGCCGCCGTGACCGAGGTACTGCTCGTCGTGGACGCCCCCGCAGAGAGGTACGGCTGGACAACGCTGTCGAAGAGCTGGGAGTGCCCGACGTACGGCAAGGCGCCGATCGTGAGCACGTTGTACCCCAGCTCTGCCTTGATGCGTTCCAGCTCGCTTGCGAGTAGCGCCACGACGAGTCAGCCCCCGGCCGCTCAGAGCGACTGATCGATGTTCGCGTAGTAGGTGATCGACGCCTCGTCCGAGCCCGCACCCGAGCCCGAGCCGACGCCGCTCACGACGATGCACCGCACGCTCGGGTAGCCGTACACGGCCTCCGGCGCCTGCACCACGATCGTGTCGGTGACGGCCGAACCGGTGCCCGTCACGATGACCACGTTCGTCGCACGGTTCGGCCCGTAGACGTCGCGCCAGGTCGACCCGTCGAGCGAGACCTGCCACTTCGCGGTCAGCGTAAGCGTGTTGACGGTCGCCTTCGCGTAGATGAGCGCGCTCAGGTTGATCTTGTCGCGCACCGCAATGGTCGCGCCCGCTACGGTCTGCGGGGCCGCGCCGGAGAACCCCGTGGTGGCGACGCCCGTGCTGTTCCAGAACCTTTTGATCATGTTGGTTCCCCTTCAGTCCGTGGTCACGCGGTACGTGTAACGGCTGTCGAGCGTGGTCACGGCGAGGTAGGCGAGCCAGACGAGCGGGTAGCTCTCGCCATAGTTGTCGCTCGAGTGCTGCACGACCTCGGGCTTGCGGGGGCAGCCGATGCCGACGACATCGCGCCCGAACGCCTGGCCACGGTAGACCGTGATCGAGTTCGCGTTCGTGGCGGTCGTCAGCGTGGTCGACTGGTAGACGTCGAAGCCGTCGATCGTGAACTGGTACGACGCCATGAACAGCGGGTTGATGTCCCGGTGGAACTGCGAGAGGCGCTGGAAGTCGGCCTGGCTCTTGAGTTGCTCGATCTGGCGCGGGTGCAGGACGAGCCCGAAGCGGCCGTTGCGGAACGGCATCACGTGCTGCGTCACCATGCGCGTCTTCAGCTTCGCGATGGTCGCGTAGTCGAGCGGGAACGTGCCCGCCGCCGCACTGCTGTCGTCCGTCGACATGCCGTCCGGCCGCACCGTGCCGTTGGTCGAGTCGACCTGGTCGAACAGGTCGATCCCGATCTTGTCGAGCGTCTTGTCGCAGTCGCGCTGGAGGAAGCGCCCGACGACGTTCGCCGCGCCGTGGATGCTGCGCATCATGTCGAAGCGCTCGAGCACGTAGGGCGTGACCGCCGAACTCGCGTAGGGGCCGCCGATGCGGCGCAGGACGAGATCGACCTGGCCCATCTGCACCGCCTGGCCCGTCGTCGCGATCGACGACCCGACCGGGATGGTGCGGCTCGTGAGCGTGTAGGTCGAGTCGGTGAAGATGGGGCGGTTGATGCGCACCGAGTGCCCCGGGTTCATCGCGCCGCCCGCTCGGTCGAAGTCGTCGAAGTAGCTGACGGCCTCGAAGATGCCGCTCGGGTCGTTCAGCACGAGTCCAGCGAAGGCGTTGGCGGGCGCATCGATGCCAGAGGCCAGCGGATCGCGGCCCGGGAGGGCCAGGCCGATCTCGTTGGCCATCGAGAGCGCCTGCGCGGCGATGACGCCCTTGAGAAGAGCCGCGTGGAAGTACTGCGGCTCCGGCGCGCGGAGCATGCGCTCCGAGGTGAGGTCCTGGAACTCCTGCGGCAGCGAACTGCGGTCGATCGTGGTTGCCATGTCTGTTTTGTGTCCTCAGCCGAGTCGCAGGTCCAGATCTGGCCTTACGCCCGGTGCTTGCGTTGCATGTCGATGGCCGCCGCGTTGGCCGCGTAGTACACGGCGGCAGCGAACCGGCCTCCATTCGGATTGGCCGCCAATCGCTCGTACTCGGCGAGGTGGTCCACACCCATGGGGGCTCGCGGCGGAACTTGCGCGCTCGACACTTCGGTGTGCGCCGGAGGCTGCACCCGAGTAGGCGGCACGGTTGGGATTGTGGTCTGCGAGGCCGGCGCCTCGACGACGGGCGCGCGCTCCCACGTGGGGCGCATCGCCTGGATCGTGCTCAGTACGCGCACGGGGTCTTCGCCCGCGATGGCCTGGACCGCGGCGCGTTGCGACTCGGACAAGGCAGCCATCGCTGCGGCGGATTGCGCCAGGACGACGGCCTCGAGCTCGGCGGCGCGCTGGGCCTTCGGCGCCAGGTCCCTGATCGCGAGGTCTCGCTTCTCGAGCTCCGAGAGTTTCTCGGCCTCGAGTGCGCGGGCCTTCTCGACGGCGGCCCGGGCTTCGTCGACCGAGACGCCGAGCGTCTTGGCGATCGACTCTTCGGCCTTCCGTGCGCCCTTCTGCCGCTCTTCTTCGAGTCTGGCCTTCAGGGCCGCACTCGACATGCGCACGTCATCCGTCGTGGAGAGAGCGGCCGTGGTCGAAGTGCCCACGGCGGGCGTCTCGACGGCGAGCGGCGGCGTTGCGGTCGCCTGTGCAGGCGCCGCGGTGGCGGTATCACTCATGGGGTGGGTCTCCTACTCGCGATGTCGCCCGCGAGAGCGTTGGAGGATGCGACGAAAGACGTGTTCGCCACACGGCGTCGCTAGGCCGCGTGGCGGACCGATCAGCTCAGGACGTACGAGACGTAGATCCCGATGTCGCGGTTGAAGGTGCCGAGCGCCGCGTTCGCGTGCTCGGCCGTGAGCGCGCCGGTCGAGAGCTGCACGGTCAGCGTGCCGCTCGAGTGCGAGATGGTCGTGTACGTGCCGATCGCCGTCGTGCCTTCGAGGCCCGCGGAATGGAGCGCCGCGCTGTGGATCGTGACGGTCTTGCCGTCGCGACGCGCATTCGCGATGGCCGTGTTCGCCGCCGCGATCGTGCCGTCATCCGACTGCGCGTAGGTGCCGGTGAACGAGACGTAGATGACGGCGCTGTGGACGAGGTTGGTGCTGGAGTCGAACGTGGGGCCCGACGCGAGATCGAGCAGGCGCACGCTGTTGACGGTGCCGGTAACTGCGGCCATGGTGGTTCCTTGTTGGGGGTGGTTTCAGCGGGTCAGTTCGACCCGAGGAAATGAAACGCGAGGGCGGCGCCGGCCGAGGTGCCGGCCCCAGCCACGCACAGGATCCGCATGGTCGCGCCGAACGTGCCGCCGACCACCGTGTTCGCGGCGAGCACCGGCGACGTGTTCTTGCCGATCGTGGTGATGGTGGTCTGCTGCGCGGAGCGCGAGAACGCCATCGCTCGAACGGAGGCCGCGGCTCCTGCGGCAAGCTGGGGGAGGTGCGCGTAGTCGTACCAGTCGGTCGACACCGCCGCGTTGCCACCTCGGATCTGGAAGTAGATGTCGAGCGTCCCGCCCGTGGCGCCCACGACCTCGCATTCCACGGCGAGCGCCGAGAACCGCGCGACGCTGAACTCGGTCGCGAGTACGGCGGTCGACGCGGACGCGGGCGACGTGCCGCTGATGACGAACTCGTCGAAAGCGAACATCAGCGCCCCCGCTTCCGCTTCTCGCCGGCAGGCGGTGGCTCGGCGGTGGAGTCATCGCCATCGCCGGCAGGCGGCGGCGGCTCGGCGTTCGCCGCTGCGACCTGAGCGAGGTCACAGCATCCGCAGGAGACGCACGTCGCCGACTCATCGGGCACGTCGGCGCTGCACACGAGGCACGTTTTCATGGGTTGCTCTTTAGTTCGGGCACGGGTCAGGAGCGGCCACGTCGTCGGCGGCCCGCACCATGGCCGCCAGCATCGTTTCTTCGGTCCGCAATACGGCGAGCCTTAGCTCGAAGTGGGCCGCTTCGTTGCGCACCTCCGCGAGGCGCTGTCGGGCCATGGTCACCACGTCTGCCACGGCGTGCGTGGGCGGCGCGGTCTCGAGCCGAACGTGCGACGTCGTTCGCACCATCGGGACGTCGAGCGTCGCTGTGGCAGCCACGATCGGCGCCGCGTCCTGGTCGAGCCACGTCGACCCGCACAGGCGACACCGCCTCTGCATCCCAAAGTCCCCGAGCGAAGCGTAGAACGCATCGCACGGACAGCCAGGCGAGGAGCACGCCATCAGCGGTCTCCCTTCGTCGTGCGAGCCGTGGTCTTCTTGACGGTCGGCCCGACCGACTCGGCGTCGATCTTGCCGCGTTCTGCCGTCGCAGCCGGCGGCACGAACATGCGGCATGCGCACGAGCCGCAGGGGTAGACCCAGCCGGCCGGCGTGCCGAACGCTCGCATCTCGTCGAGCGTGGCGCCGCAGTCGTCACAGATCATCATCAACTCGTCAGCGTCTTGCGGGTGTACTCGAACCAGATCCCATGAACAATCGCGTCGTCGGTGCCGAGCGTGCCGTCCGTCGGCTTGATCGAGAACGTCAGCACCGACGGCGACGGCGGCAAGTCGGCCCCCGTGATCGAGAGGGTCAACTCCGCGACGGTCTTCGCGGTCGCGTTGCCCGTGAGTGCGCTCGTCGTCCCGCCGCAATCCGCGTCGGCGTCGTGGAGTGCGGCGACGGTCTGGAAGAACGCCGTCACCGTGAACGTCGTGGCGTCCGCGACCTGGTCGGTCGCAACCTCGGTCGAAAAGCCACCTACGTTTGCGGCGGTCGGGACGGAGATCGTCGAAGCCATGCGGCAGACCCTCGCGGAGGTGAATGGGGAGTTGGTTCGCGGACTACGCCGCCTCGTCCTCTGTGAACTCGCGCCCCATGTAGATCGGGGCGAAGAGCATCATGCCCGTGCATCGGCAGTTGACGTGTGGTTGGCCTGGCTCGAGGCCATTCCACGAGAAGCCCCACGGCCGCACCTGCCCGGCCTTGCCAGCGCAGACTCGGCACACGTGGCGGTCGAGCGTCGCATCCCAGACCTTCACCATGGCCGGGAACCACTGCGTCCCCGCGTACCGGTCTCGGTAGGCGCGCTCCACCGTCGCTCGCTGGCCGTTGAACGCTTGCGAGGTCTCGGTCGCCGCGAGGCGGTCGACGCGGTACGTCAGCGCCCTGACGACGTCGGAGAGGGTGACCCCCGTGGCTCGCCCCTCGTGCGCCTTCGCGATGAAGGCGTCGGCGTAGTCCGCGGCGAGGTTCGTCGCCTGTTCGGAGTCGTCGCCTTTGATGAACGACGCGACCTCGGCCGTCACGGGAAGCGCGACGCCGTAGTCCGCGGCCACCTTGGCCGACACGGCGAGTTCTTTCGCGAGCGCACGCGACGCGGCCACACGGGCCGCCCGTCGCGTCTCGAGCAGGATGGGCGCGAGCCGGGCTCGGAGTGCGCCGCTGGCCCCTGGGAGGTCCCCGGCGCGGCCGGCGTTCCGTTTGGCGACGTCGGCCACGGTGGCCGCCATCGCGCGCCTTGAGGCGGCCTCCACGCTCAGCATGGCGGCCTGAGCCTGGCGATGCACGCGGCGCACGTCCCGGGGGACGACGAGGTCAGGCACCGCGGGGGACGTGCGCCACGAGCTTCCAGCCGAGCTTGTCGAACGCCAGGATGGCGTCGCTCAAGAGTTGCGACGTGTCGAGCGCGCCCAGCTCGTCGCTGTCGTTTCGAGCCTGCGAGAGCAGCGCGACGCACTGCCGCACCCGGTCGAACAGGATCCGGCAGAGCGCGTAGCCGTCGGTCTCGTCCGTCGGCATGTCGTCGAGTCTGGACTCGGCCGCGACCTGCTGCGTCGTGCCCAGCGCGAGTACGCCGACCTGCGAGACGCGCTCGGCGAGGATGTCGACCTGGTCGGCGACGACGCCGGCGACCTCGCCGAAGAGCGCGTGCAACGGGCCGAACGCGGGGCCTCGCACGTTCCAGTGCGCGAACTTCGCACCGTTATAGAGGTCGATCCCCGAGGCGACGCAGGAGTTCAGCACGTCGGCGATCCGCTGCCGATCCTCGTCGGTCCTGGGCAAGGTCGACTCGAACATCATCCTCCTGCGGCGGCGCGCGTACGGCCTCGCACGACGCCCACCTCCACAGTGGTCCTGCGCGGCGGAACAGGCTTCGCCGCGGGCGTGGGGGCCGACGCCGCAACACCTTCGTCCGCTTCGCCCGCTTCGTCCTCGTCCACCGCGCTCGCCTTCTGAAGGTTCCGCAGAGCGCCCTCGAGCGCGCCGTCGCGCTCGGCCTCCTCTCCCTCAAGCGCATCGAGGTACTGATCCACGTTCTTGATGGCGTAGAACGGCGCCAGCCGTTCGACGGCCGTGCGCTTCGTGATGATGCCCGCGAGTAGGTCGGCGCGCGCCGCCTCGCTCACGAGCCTCATGTCCGCCTCGGTCGGCGGGAAGAACGGCCCCCACTTGCACTTGAACTCTGGCGGCACCCAGTCGAACCCGCCCTCGACGGCCACGAGAAAGCGCCCCAGGATCGCCTGCGTTTCACGGACGCCGCCGAGTCGGACCCGCGCCGCCGGGGTCGCAAGGACCATGCGAAGCAGCACCCCCACGCACGCCAGAATGCAGCCCTCGCCGAAGTCCTCTCGCAGCTCGAGACAGCGGTCGATCTGCTTCTTGTGCAGCCACTCGAACGCCCTGCCACTCGGTGCCGTGCCGAGGCTCAGCTGCTTCGCGTCCGTGGGGACCCAGGCCGTGCTCTCGGCCACGGTGGCGAGGAGATCGTCAGCGTTCTTGACGAGCGGGTCGAGTGCGCCCGATGGCAGCGTGAGGATGTCGACCTTCGTCTGCGGCGATTCGTACCGCCACGTCGTCCCCGGGCCTTTCATCGTCCCCATGGCGCCGCTTTGCTCCCAGCGGCCCCACCTGTAGTTGTCCGGGTGGTCGCCCTGACCCATGTGCGCGCTGCGCCAGACCGCGCCCTGTGGCGCCTGCTGGTAGTCCTTGTCGACGCCGATCTCGACGATCATCGGGTCGCCCAACATCATCGCGGCGCGGTGCCGCACCGATAGCGCGAAGTTCAACCCGTCGAGCTCGTCCAGCACGAGGTCATGGATCGCACGCCCTGAGTCGACCGCCACGAGGTCGTTGGACTCGTGCCGGTTGGCGTACCACACGACCGGGCAGAACCCGAAACCGTGCTCGACCGTGCGCTCCCTGTCGACGCGCCACTCCTCCGGCTTCGTGCCGTCGAGGAGCGCTCGCGTTGGGAGGTAGGTCGTGTCGGTCGTGCCGTCGATGACTCGCCGGTACAACATGCACACCGGATGCTTCGACCCGTCGGCCGCGGTCTCGTCCTCGATCTGCGGGTAGAGGACCTCGAGCTTGGTTACCTGGCCGTCGGCCCCGCGTTCCGCCGTGCACCACTCCGCGGGGAGGGTCGACAGAGCGGGTGTGCCGTGTCGCATCGAGCCGACTGCGACCGCGCAGCCGGCCACGAGCGACCGGTAGAGCAACGCTCGAAGCGAGCGCAACACGTGCCCGCGCCGGAGCATCGACTCGGTGAATCGGTCCAGCGTGGCCGAGTCGGCCTCGTCCAGACCGAAGGCATCGTCGAACGCCGCATCGTTCTCGCCAGGATGCGAGGTCAGGCCGCAGAACCGCTCCTCGCCGAGTAGCAGTGCCACGAACGAGTGCGCGGCCATGGCCGGCGCCGCGTAGACCACGCATGGCGCCCTCCGGAAGAGCGGCACCGACCCGTCCCAGAATGACGGGCGGCCCTCGTACTGGCGCCCTTCGGCATAGCGGACCAGCATGTCCATGCGAGAGGCTCGCGCCGCAACGTTCGCACGAAGCGTTTTCTCGGCGAGGTCACGCTCCGCGGCATACTGGGACGACAACATGACGCCTTAGTAGCCGGGACCGAACTCGGTGCGTGTGCGCGAGGGGCCACCGAAGCGGGAGAAGATGGCGTAGCGGAGCGCGTCCATGGCGTGGTTGTTCTTGTCCTCGACGTCGTCGAGGAACTTGTCGGCGTTCCTCGGGTCGCGCTTGCGCCTGTACTTGCTGAGTTCTTCGATCGTCCGTGGGCACTTTCGGCTGACGTAGAGCTGCGCCCACCGCACCTCCGAGTCGCCGCTGTCCGCCCTGCGAATAGCGAGTTTGTTCGCGACCGCTGAGACGCCATCCTCGATGGCGTTGTTGACCTCCTGGACGCGCGCGCCGGCCTTGCGCCGATACGCCTCGACCCGGTCGGGTCGTGACGGGTCAGGATACCAGCGTGCCCCCGGGTACTTCCTCACGATCTCGCGAGCTCGTTCTACCCACCAGTCCTCGATCTGGTGCTGTGCGTAGACCTCTTCGAGGATGTGGCACTCCGCATCGGCGCCGTTGCCGCGCACGCCGACCACGAGCAGCACTCCCGGGTCCTCCCAGCCGTGGTCGCCACCCACGAGCACCTCGGACCACGCCCCAGTTGTACCCTCGCGGACGTGGAAGCGCTCGTCGAACATCGGGTACACGAGACCTTCGCCCGACTCGAACGAGCACTCCCATTCGCGCTCGAACACCTGGCCTTGCCCGTGTTCGTACATGTCCGCGCGCACCTCGGCGACATACGCTGGATCCACTGTCTCGGGAGCGTCCCGGTAGGTGGCGTGAAAACTGTAGCGCTTGCGCTGGCCGAGAAGGCTCACGCGCTCGGCGTCGTCTTCGATCGTCGCAAGGTCGCGCGCTCGAGCCTCGTCCCCAACGAGCCCCTTCTTGTGCTCGCGGTAGAGCAGGCCGTAGCGGCCACGCCGCGGCGTCCCGCCGAGCAGCGTCTTGCGGAGCGACCACGGCTCGGAGAACCACGGCTTCACGACGGCGTCGAGGACGCCAGGGTCGATGTCGTCGCTCTCGTCGGGCGTCACGATGTCGCAGCGAAGGCCGCGAGAGGCGTTCGCCTCCTTGGCGCCGAAGAACTGTATCCAGCTCCCGCCCGGGAAGCTGATCGTCCACTCGGTGTGGTTGATCCGGGCCCCAAGAAATCCCCACGGCCCTTGCGGCGCGAGTTCCTCGTCGACCAGCCTGCCGTGGATGTCCTTACACGCCTTGAACGTCGGCATGAGGAGCACGATGCGCACGCCGAGCAGGCGCTTGAGCGCTCGCTGTCGCGGCACCCCGTCCCAGCGGCGGATGTGGTCGTACCACTCGAACCTCGCGAAAAGGCTCTTCCCGACGCCACGCCCCCACGGCATGCAGACCGAACTACCCGGTTGGAGGCTCCGGTAGGCCTTCGTCTGTGGCCCGTTCAGGCGGATCGAGCGCGACTCCATCGGCGCCGAGGACCTGGAAGCCCTCTCGTTGAGGATCGCTTCGACGTCCTGAATCCGCTGCCGCAGCGAGGCGCCCTTCAAGCTCGGCGACCTTTCGTTCGAGTTCGGCGACGGCCGGGTCCCTCCGACCGAACCGCCCCGGATCCGTCCGCTCGAGGAGCCACGCGTGGGCCTGCCACTGCGTGAAGCCCGCGTTGTGGATGGACTTCACGTGCTCATCGACGGCGACCTCACGAGCGGAGGCGACGTCGAGGTAGAACTTCCGGAAGGGCTGTCTGGTCGTCTCGCGGCCCTTCTGCATCCACTCGTAGAAGGTCGAGAGTGGAACGCCGGCGGCCTTCGCCGACGTCTTGTAGTAGTTGCCGCACCTTACGGACTCGACGATCGCCTCGTGACGCGCGCGCGTCAGCGTGAGGTCCTGGCGACCGCCCGAGCGCTTCCTCGGCGTCGCCTTCGTCGTCTTGGGCCGGGGCTGCTGGGGCTTTTCCCGAAGTGTTTCGGGCCGATCCGTCTCGGCCATGGATCTGTCCTTTGCCGGATGGATATCTATCAGATATCATCCTGATATGAGCTCGCCCCCCGAGCTGCGCACGAAGCACCTGCTCCTGCGCATGACCCCCACCGAGCACGAGGCCTTCGTTGGCCGAAGCGCGCCGGCTGGGGCTCGACCTCTCGTCCTGGATCCGCATGACCTGCCACGCGGCCCTGCCGGCCGAAAAGGAGCAGCCCCGTGCCCCGCGCTGTCCCCGATAAGCCCGCCGCCGCCGAGTCTCCGCGACACTTTGCGAACTCCGAGGAGCTCTGCCGCTTCGTCCGCGCCATGTCCGGCGACACCTGCATCGTCAGCTTCAGCGCGGGCAAGGACAGCGTGGTGGCCGCCCTCCGGCTGCGCGAGATGTTCCCGCGGCTCGTCCTCTTCTACCTGTACCTCGTGCCCGGGCTCGAGTTCGTCGAGCAGGGGCTGCGCTACTACGAGGACTTCTTCGGGACGCCGATCCTCCGCCTCCCGCACCCCTCGCTTCCGCGGATGCTGGAGAACTTCGTCTACCAGCCACCGGACCGGGTCCGCGCGCTCCAGGCGACGCCGATGCCCCGGCTCAGCTACGAGCAGGTCGAGGCCCACGTCCGCCGCGTCGCCGGCGCGCCCGATGCGTACGTCGCGATCGGAACCCGCACCGCGGACTCGCCCATCCGCCTCGCCAACGTGCGCCGGTACGGGTCCGCGAACCACACGCGGCGGAGCTTCTTCGCCGTCTACGACTGGAAGATCGCCGACGTGGAGTGCTGTCTGCACACCGAACGCTGCAAGCTGCCGGTCGACTACGAGCTCTTCGGCCGGAGCTTCGACGGGATCGACTACCGCTTCCTCGCGCCCATCAAGGAGCGCTTCCCGCGGGACTACGCGAAGATCCTCGAGTGGTTCCCGCTCGCCCACCTCGACATCCAGCGGCGCGAGTACGCCGCCCGGAGGACCCATGCCGCGTAATCGTTCCCCGCTTCCCCTCCGGGGCCCCGCGTCGCTCCGAGGCGGCCCCGTCGCCCTCCGTGGTCCGACACCGCTCCGGGACGCCTCTCCCGAGGCGCCCCCCGAGGAAGATGCCGGCCCCGTCGCCGTCGAGCAGGCGCTCGAGCGTGTTCAGACGGCCTTCCAGGAGCGCGCCAAGGACGAAGAGCAGCGGTTCCGTGACGCGACCGACTCGGAATACTGGGTCGCGATCACGTTTCAGTCCCGCGCACAGAAGGAAGAGTTCCTCCGCGCACTGGGCCTCCTCGAGCTCGGCGACAAATACCTAGACGGGGAGGTTGTCGCCGCTCAACTCGGCCTCGAACTCAAGTCGCCCCGCCCGAAGTGGCCGACGAAGGCGAAGACGTCGTCTCGTCTCCGCGGGCTGACCTGATCAGCTGCCGCTCGATCGCGCGGCCGTCGCGCTCCCCGCCCGCGGCATCGCGCGCTGGGCCTTCACGCCGTCGCGGACGCCGCGGAGAAACGATCGCTGGCCCCGAGGAGCCGCGCCGGGCGCCGCGCGCAGCGTCGCCGCGCCCTTGCGGCTCAGGCCGCTCCCATTCCGCTTGACCGCCCCCGAGCGAGCCATGTCCCGGCCCGTCCGCATCCCCGCCTGGTACGGCTTGCGGAGGACCTTCTTCCCGTCGCTGGCCCGCACCTGCGCCGTCGTCTTCTTCGCCATCGTCTGTCTCCGGCTTCTTTCCTGCGTCCGCCAACTACGGCCGCCGGACGCACGAGGGACCCCATCCACGCGCGAGCCCTGCTCGCCGGGAGGCGCTCGGCCTCTCCCTCGGTTCCGCCCCGGACCCGCTCGGAGGCTCACCGCGCCGCACGTATTGCGCGCTTGGTTTGCGCGGGATCGTACCGAAAGGGTACGTGAATCCGCACATGGCGCAACCGGAGATCGCGAGCGCGTTTCGATGCCCATTGCTCGCTGTTTTCGCTCAGCGCCTGCATCCGCTCGGAGAAGTGCCCGGCCCGGATTTTGGTGTCTTGACGACTAGAGCCGGCCCATGGCTACTCTCGCGCGCGGTCTCCGGTGGCCTTGTTCTTGACCTTCCGCCGAGGCGCTGCGGCCGGCAGGAGATCCCCGAGCCGCTCGAGGAGTACTGGGTCCGCCTTCACGCGGCGCTCGACGCGCATGTAGCGATGCCCGCGGTTGTTGCGCGTCAGCCAGGCGTCGTACTCGGCGAGGTCGAGCCACGGTCGATCCAAGGCGTCCCACTGGAGGCTCAGCGGGTCGACCTGGCGCTCTGCGAGCTTCTCGACGGTGCGCCAGTCCGCGATCCCGAGGAGCTTCATGATGTTCGCGCGGCCGAGGACGGCACCGGTCATCGCCCGAGCCCTCCGAGGCGGCGAGGCATTCTCAACGGCGTCAGGCGGACCGTGCGCGCTCGCGAGCGCTGGCGCGCCTGCTCCTCCGGGGTCTCGAGGCGGATCCCGCGTGCGACCGCGTACGCCTCGTAGGCCCCGGCTACGAGCTCGGCGACCTCGCGCCGGACCCGAGCGAGGTCCTCTTCCGCGTCGCGACGAGACGACGCCGAGACGTCCTTGCTTCGAGCGATCATCACGGTGGCGACGAGCCACCCGCCCTCGTTCTCCCAAGCGACCCTGCGGTCCTTCCACCGGAGCGGGGGCGGCTTCGGGGAGCGAGAGGCGCTCAGGTGCTCGCTTGTGGCCGCGGCGAGCAAGCGTTCACGACGGGCCTTCTGCGCGGCGGCGAACCCGTCGCGGGCGGTCGACGTGAGTAGGGCGACGCCGACGTGGGGGCCGACGGCGGCGACGACCTTGGCGGCGGTGCCGCGGCCGAAGGCGCTGTCGATGACGCCAGACCACTGGATCCAGCCGTGGGCCGCGAAGAGCACGTTGTGATGCGGGGTACCTTGTGGGAGGGCGTGAAGGGCGCACCAGACGCGGCGGGCCTTGCCGACGAGGCACTCGCCGCCGTGAGCGGGCCAGCCGAAGCGGTGGTCGGTGATCTGGTTCTCGGGGTCGGCGCCGCCGGAGCTCGGGCCGCCACGTTCGATCATGGCGACCAGGGCTTCGTGGCTCGACTTCGCGCCTTGGTCGCACTCGGCGTTCGCGAAGTAGTAGACCAGCTCGTCGTGGACTGCGATCGGTAGGAGCTTCACGGGTGCCCCCTTCCTGGACGAGACCCGCTCGTCCTGCTAGGTGTTGGGCAGTCTAGTTGGCTCCACTCGAAGGCCCTCGGCGTTGGCGCGCCGGGGGCCTTTCTCTTTCAGCATTCTTGGTCGAGCGTGAGCGCTGCTTCATGAACACGGGGACACGCGCGTCCGCGCACTGACCCACTCGATCTCGGTTCCCTTGCCCATGAGTCCCTCCTTGCCTACTCGTCCTCGGGGGGGCCTTCGCCCTCCGCGAGGTTGTCGAACCGGGTGCAGTTCGCGGTGTAGCGAAGCAGCACCTTCCCCGTCGGCCCCTGCCGCTGCTTCAGGATGATCGCCTCTGCGATCCCCCGGAGGGGCGAGTCCCTGTCGCGGTTGTAGTACTCATCGCGGTACATCCCGATGACGACGTCGGCGTCCTGTTCGATGCTCCCGCTCTCGCGCAGGTCGGCGAGTTGCGGGCGCTTGTCCTTCCCGCGCTTCTCGACGTCGCGGTTGAGCTGCGCGAGCGCGATGATCGGCACCTGCATCTCCTTCGCGAGTTCCTTGAGCCCGCGCGAGATCTCGCTCACCTCCTGCTCGCGGCTCTGCGCATCCGGTCGACCCTTCATGAGTTGGAGGTAGTCGACGACGACGAGCCCGAGCTTGCTCGTGCGCCCCGCCGGGGCGTTGGCGAACCGCGCCATCATGGCCTGCGTGCGACGAACCTTCGCACGGAGTTGCAGGAGCGTGATGCCCGGCTCTTCGTCGATCCAGAGCGGGAGCGACGTCAAGAACGCGCTCGCTTCGGTGAGCGGCCTCCAGTCGACCTTGCACCCATTTCGGATCGTGCTGAGGTCGGTCCTGGACTCGGCGCACACGAGGCGGATCGCGAGATCCTTCTTCGGCATCTCGAGCGAGCAGAAGAGCACCCCGTCGCCGTGGGTGAGTTCATCGGTCGGGCGCCCGTCGGGCCCAATGATCGCGCGCGGCGCCGCGACGTTCACCGCGATGCCAGCGCCGATCGCGCTCTTGCCCATGCCGGGTCGTCCCGCGATGATCCAGACCTGCCCCGGGTGCAGGCCCGAGGTCTTCGCGTCGAGTCGCGCGTATCCCGTGCTCGTGCCGGTGATGCGGTCGCCACGCGCCGCCGCCGCCTCGATCTCCCGAAACACGCTCTTCGCGATGTCGGCGATGTGCTCGGTCGGCGACGCCTTCGACCGGTGTGCGACCTCGAAGATGGACTGCTCGACTTCGTCGAGAAACGCCCGGACTTCGCCGACGTCCCCATAGCCTTCGGCCGCCGCCCGCTGGCACGTCGCGATGACACGGCGGAGCTGCCACTTCTCGATCAGGCGCTCGGCGATCGGGCGGATCCGGAACGTCGCCGGGATCTCGTTCGCGAGGCGGAAGAGGTAGGCGCGCCCGCCGATGCCGGCCAGGCGCTCTCGGTCCGAGAGCCACCCGACGACCGAGGTCTCGCTCACCTCGGCGCCGGCCTCCTCGAGCGCGACGGCGGCCTGGAACACGGTGCGGTTCGCGTCCGAGTAGAAGTGCTCCTCGCGCAGGACGTCCAACACCTCGGCCCGCGTGTCTGCGCTCCGCATGCAGGCCTCGAGCACCATGGCCTCGGCGTCGAGGTCGTGCGGGGGTACGCGCCCCGCGACGACGGGCGGTTCGGCCGGCCTCTCCGGCCGCTGGAACCCTCGACGACGGCTCACGCGCCCTCGCCCTCCTTGGGCATGGCCTGTTTCACGGGCAGGATGGCCTGTTTCACGGGCGAAGTGGGCCCGGCCGCACCTCGGACCGTCCGATCTCCCATGCACCCCTCCAAGGCGCCCTCACGCGCTCGCCCTCACCCGAGGCACGATGGATCCCGTCCCGCCCTCGCCGACCCGCCGGAGGTGGGCGAGGGTGCCGGCGGCACCCGCCGCGATCTCGCTGGGCGGCGGCGGGGGCGAGGAGGGGGCCGGGGCGTCCTCGGGCGGCTTCGGCTTCGCCCGACCGGGCAAGCCGTAGGAGCTCACCCGAGCCGGCAGGAGTGCGAGC